ACTCCTGCTGCTGTAAAGATTGCAAAAGACGCTGCTGATGCTGCTGCTACAACAGCTAATGCTGCTTTACCAAAAGCTGGTGGCACAATGACAGGCAACTTAATTCTTGATAATGCAAAAGAATTAAGACTAAGCGAAGGTGATAGTGATGGAGCTAATTACACAGGCTTAAAAGCACAGGCACAAACAGGAGATATAACACTAACTCTTCCTGCTGTTGCTCCTACTGCTGGTCAAGTATTAAAGGCTGATGCGTCAACACCTACAACACTTACTTGGGCTGCTGATAGTGCAACTGACTCAACAAAAATGCCTCTCGCTGGTGGTACGTTCACAGGAGATGTCACTTTTACTGGGGATTCTAGTGATGGGTTATGGGATAAGTCAGCGAGTGCTTTTGTTGCGAACTTAACTGGAAACGTCACAGGTAATGTTTCTGGAAGTGCTGCAACGGTTACGGGTGCTGCTCAATCTGCGATTACTTCTCTTGGAACGCTTACTGGTTTAACTGTTGATGGTGATCTCACTCTGACAGGTGCATCAAATAATGTTGTATGGGATAAGTCAGCTAATGCATTTACAGGAACGATTGCGGCGACTGCGTTTAGCGGCCCTTTAACTGGAAACGTAACAGGTACGGCTTCTGGAAATGCTGTTCTTACTGGTTCAACTAACAACACTATTGCAACAGTTACAGGAGCTAATGCTCTTCAAGGTGAGGCTAATCTTACTTTTGATGGATCAGAATTAAAATTACCTACTGGATCTGGTACACAAGGTTTATTTTTTCAAGCGTCTTCAGGTAGTAATGCAAACTTAAGAGGTGTTGGAACTAATTATGGTTCATTAGGCTTCTTTTTCGGTAATAGTGAAAAAGTCAGGTTTGATAGTTCGGGAAATGTTGGTATTGGTACATCGACTCCAACTGGAATCCATACTGCAGCCAAAGTTTTAGAAATATCTGGTGGAGATGGTGGTGATCTTATTATTGGAAATAACGTATCTACAAATATAGGTGCTGGAGCACATATTGGAACTTTAGCTTTTAAAAATATAGATGATACCGATAGTGGAGCCGTACCTCATTACGCAGGAATACGGTGCGAAGCCGCAAATACTTCAGGCAGTATGGACCTGCGTTTTTATGTCGGAAGAAATAATTTAGAATCAGATGCGCCAACTATGCTTATTGATAGTTCGGGAAGGCTACTTTTAGGAACGACTACGGAAGGTGAATCGGGTGCTGATGATTTAACGATTGCAACATCAGCAACTACTGGAATAACAATTCGTTCAGGAACAACTAGTAATGGAAATATCTATTTCTCTGATGGAACTTCAGGCAACGCTGAGTTTCAAGGAGCAGTTCAGTACGATCATGGCAATAGCGATTTGTATTTTAGATCTGCTGGACTCATAGCCCTAACTTTAGATAGCTCACAAAACGCCACGTTTGCTGGAACGGTATCAGACAGCAAAGGCAACCTGCGTTCTATACCTCAAGTAGGAAGCTTAAGTGCAAACTATACTTTAGCAACTGGCGATACTGGTAAACATATTTTGACAAATACTAAAGACATAACAATTCCGAATAGTACGTTTAGTGCTGGAGATGCAATTACTTTGGTGAATAATGGAGCAACAAATACAGTAATAGTTAAAGGCATTACAAATTTATATAATCCTGTTGACGGTTCAACTCCAACGCAACTGGCACCTAAAGGAATGTGTACTATTTTGTTTGTTAGCGGTACTGAGGCTTACATCTCAGGTGCAGGGTTGTCATAAATGTACCTACTAACTAACACACACGGAGGTTATTAATTATGTCACCCATGCAGCAGTTATTTCTTGGGCAAGGGGCAGTTGCTACGAAGACCTACGTTGACGATGTGTTTAGCACTGAGGCTTGGATTAGTGCTGGTTCACCTAAAACAATAACTAACGGTATAGATTTTTCAGGGGAAGGTGGAATGGTATGGACAAAATCAAGATCTGACGCATATAACAACGTACTTTCTGACACAGAAAGAGGAGGATTAAAAGCTGTATTTAGTAATACGAATGGTGCAGAAGACGTAAGTGGGTCAGGAACTAATTATGTAGGTTCATTTAATAATAATGGAGTTCAATTAGGTACTTGGGGAATTGTAGGAGGAAATTCTGGATCTAATGGTAAAGAATATGCTACATGGTCATTCCGCAAGGCACCTGGGTTCTTTGATGTTGTTAGCTACACAGGTACAGGTAGTGCAAGAACCGTAGATCATAATCTCGGTTGTATCCCTGGGATGATAATTATAAA